GCAAATACTATTACAGACCGCGAGAATCTACTCACTGCGGCAAGAATGACCCACAACAACGAAATCGTTGATGTGGCAGAAGTATTGAATGAGACGAATGATGTTATTGCAGACGCTGTCGTTCAGCGTGGTAATGATATTACATCTCACGTTGTATCAAGACGCACAGCACTTCCCGCTGTAAATTGGGTGAAGGCCGGTAATGGCTGGAACGCAACGACTGGACTCTTGAATCAGGTCAGAGAAGAGATGGGTATGTTAAAAGCCCGTTATCTCTGTCCCGAAGATATAATGAGACTCCAACCCGATCCTGCCAAGTATCGTTCTAATCAGGAACGTGCCTACATCGAGTCGATGGGACAGGAACTGGCGAACACACTGGTAGGTAATTCATCAGCCGGTGCATTGTCACCAACCACGAATCCACCTGAAGAATTTGCAGGTTTCCAGTACAGGATGCAGTCAGTAAGTTCTGCTGACACCAGTTACGTCGTAACCAACGGCAATACAGCTGGGCAGACCGACTGTACCTCAATTTGGTTCGTTCAGTGGGGAGCAGGTAAGGTCTATTTGATTCATCCCCGTAATACAGACGGCGGTGGATTGAAGAAACAGGACAAGGGTCTGACTTATACATCTGGCGATAATTCACTTGCCACAACTGGCGCCTCGTATCCTAACCCGACTAATGCTCTCTGGGCATATATCACAGAGTTCAGTTGGGATGTTGGTCTTTGCGTTGAGGACACTCGTTGTGTCAAACGTCTATGTAATATTGATAGTGTCTCTACCGAGACTTATACTCTTAACGAGGATAAGATTATCCAAATTAGGAATAACTTCAAGGGCAACGACACTATTTATATGTATTGTAACGAAACCGTGTTTACTCAACTACAGATTCTCGCCAAGGATAAAACAAACGTCCACTGGTCAGAAAACAATCCGTTCGGTAAACCAATAATGTACTTCCTCGACATGCCTGTAAGGCGTTGTGACGCCATTACTAATGTTGAGTTAGGACTATCATAAGGAGAATAAACAATGGCGATTTTTGATGCTATGCTTGAATTAAGTGATGACCAGGATATAAGTCAGTCGGCAGGAACTTATGCCTCTACTGATATTCTGGACTTCACACAGGCCGACCTTGAAATGGGAGCAGGCGAACCATTATGGCTGAACGTGAAAATGGGTACTGAGGCACTGGATAGTTCTGGTGGTGCAGCTACTCTTGTTGTTGCGTTGTGCCATGATACTGTCGCACCTATTGATAGTTCGTCAACTGTTATTTACCAGACCGCTGCCTTGGCAGAAGGCACTGGTACGGCTGTTGGTGCATGGATACTTAGGATGCCACTTCCTTATAATGTAGAGGATGGTCGTATTGTTGGCCTTCTCTATACTATAGCAGGAGAGACATCAACTACTGGAACGGTAGATGCGTGGATTGACCACGGCCCGCAGTCCAGTTATGACACACAGGTATCCGCTTCTAATATCTAACCGAAGGAAATGATTGCATGAGTAATGACGTTCTTGTTTTAGTGGGTTGTCCGTTATCGCCTAACTTCAGAGCAGATTCAAGAGTTGTTGGTATGCTCGAAGCGTGGCGGGCTAAAAATGTATTAACCTACTATCCGTCTACTGGTGCAGCCGAGTGTGGTCAGGATAAAATCGTTCAGTTTGCAAAGAGAATGATTCCAAGACCAACACACATTTTATTTGTCGACTACGACGTTCTGCCAAGACCGAACACTTTAACTAAACTCTTAGAGCATGACAAAGACATCATATCTGGAGTTTATCCTATAATCCAAAAGTGCGACATCAAGTGGTGTTTATCTAAAGATGAAAAGTTCAATCTTATGGAGATAGAAGATTTGCCGAATAATCCATTTAAGGCTAATGTTGTGTGTAACGGCATTATGCTGGTTAAGATGGAAGTGTTCGATAAAATTGAGTGGCCGTATTGGAGAACAGAATACTCAGTCGGTGGAATAGACGCCGGTGCTGATATATACTTCTGCAGAAAAGCAAAGGCGGCGGGTTATGATTTATGGATTGACCCAAAGATAAAATGCAATCACTTCAAGATGGTTGATTTATTAGGAATTGTGAAAAAATATGTGAAAGGAAATAGAAATGTACCTAATTAATATATACCTTGAAGGAGGTGGTAACTATGGCTAATATGGACAATAGTATTAATGCCAAAAACCTCCAGAATGGATACGCAGGTTCGGGTAATCCAAACAAGGATAAACTTCTAAAGTTTCTTGTAGAGGCTTATTCTGATATAAATTACCTGAATACCACTGTTGGTGCCACTGCCGGAAGTAGTGATATTACTTATCTGAACAAACAGATGAGTGATGTTGTAGATGTTCTCGCTACTGGTTTGGGGGCATCAGCAAGCACGTGGACTGCCGAGGCAAGTGAGATTAGTGCCGTGGTTAGTAATTTGGTTATGGAGGCCAGCGACGCAACTGTTGGAATTAGTGACCTTACTGACTTGATGGCTTATAAATTGAGTGCCTCTGGCAGTACACTGAAGGCAGAAGTTAGCGAGACAATGGCGCACGTTAGCAATGCCGACGTAGCCATAAGCGACCTAACTGACCTAATGGCGTACAAACTTAACGCATCCGGAAGTACACTAAAGGCTGAAGTAAGCGAAGCAATGGCACATGTCAGTAATGCTGATGTTGCTATAAGTGACCTTACGGACTTAATGGCTTATAAGCTTAATGCTTCTGGCAGTACGCTCAAGGCTGAAATCAGTGAGGTAATGGCACATATTAGTAATGCTGATACTAATATAAGTGACTTGCAAAGTGACCTTAAACTTGTTAGCGACGTTCTTGTGGCGGTAGATACAACGGCTCCCAGTGATTTGTTGTATTTTACTCAGCAGTTGTTGACAAGAATACCAGGCATAAGTGAAAGTTCTTACGCCGCACTTGCGAGTGAAATTGGCCAGACAGTAAGTAATTTCAATGTACTTGAAAGCGAGTTATTTGCGCAGATTCATGGCGCTTCGGCAAGTTCGCTTGTTGCTTCGGTTAGTGAGATTGCTCAGACCATAAGTAACTTCAACGTGTTGGAAAGTGAACTATTCGCTCAGATTCATGGCGCAAGTGCAAGTTCTATTGCAGCTTCGGTCAGTGAGATTGCACAGACTATTAGTAACTTTAATGCTCTTGAAAGCAATCTTGCACTTGGTCTGCACAATGCAACTGCAAGTACACTTACATCTTCGGCCTCTGAAATATGTGCCGCTGTAAGTAACTTCAAAGCACTGCAAAGCAGTCTGTTCGCTGCCGTTGGAGGAATAACTGCATCAAGTATTACAGCGTTGGCGTCTGAAATTGGCAAGACAGTTAGTGATGTCGTTTATATTAAGACCGACCTTACTGACAATGTCAAGTCTAACATAACACATCTTGAGGGTGAGCTTAGTGACTTTAGGGCGTCTATTGTAGCCGCTAAAGTTAAGTTTGCTTCTGACTATGCTGTTATGTCTGATTCGGCCACATCAGACCTATGGTGTACTCTGTCGGACATTCTGTCCATTATGTCTAACTACTTGATTTCTGATTAAGGATTATCGGGGGGGCGGGTAAAACCGCCTCCCACTTTTTAAGGGATTATTTTTGAAAGTAGCACACTATTCTATATTCGCACCAAATAGATGCGGATTATATCATACGGCAAAAGAGCTTGTTTTGGCGGAAAGACTTGTTGGAATAGACGCTGGTCTTATTGCATATGACGAAAAAGAAATATGTAAGGATGGTTCTTTTACAAGTGAAAAACATTCTTGGGCTGACGACGCTGATATACTGGTAAGACATTCGGCAATACCAGACGCTTACCACAATTCTGGCAAACCTATCGTTCTAATGCTTCATGGAAGGCCAGAGAGTTCTATGAGACTGGAAGCTGCCAAATTAACTCCAGTCATATCAATGCTGAACAAAAAAATAGTAGATGAACGATATAAGAAGTTTGTAACATTATGGCCTGAATACGTTGATATATGGTCGAGCATTGTACCTCAAGATAAAATGGGTTATTGCCCGTCTATGGTTGATTTAACAGAGTTCAAACCAGGCAATAAGAAATTTGAACTTGGCAAGCACAAGGGAAAGTACAACATACTAATATCAGACCTGTGGCGTGACGATGTTACTCCATTTAATATTATATTCTCGGCAGTAAAATTTGCAAAACAGCATGAAGGAACTAAAATTCATATAGTAGCTTGCGGAGAGCCTGAACTTGGCGCTATGATACACATATTAGCCTCTTTGCGTGCCAGTGGATTTGTCGGTCTTATATCAGGGCAAACAAGAAACATTAAAGAACTATATTCCGCTTGCGATATGTTTATTAGTCCCCATGTGATAGCTACACGCTCCATACGGGAATCTCTCGCTTGTGGTCTAAAGGTTGTTGCCGGAGAGGGGTGTAAGTACACTCCATTCACAGCCAGTCACATGGATATAAATGGGTATGCCGACGCAATAGAGAGATGTTACAACGGCAAGATGGACTCAAGAAAGA